AAACCACTTTCGCCAGAAGATGAGAAAAAATTAGTAACTAGATTCAGAGGACTTCCACCAGAACCAGCATATGCAAAAGCATATGAAAAAGGTGTAAATATTCCAAAACCTCAAAAATCTACACAACAAAAACCAGTTGAGCAAAAACCAGTTGAGCAAAAACCACAAACTCAAATACAACCACAAACACAACAAACTAAAGAACCTACTTCTGATTATGAAGTAAAATCTGGAGATAGTTTAAGTAAAATTGCTAAACAATATAATAAGACCGTTGATGAAATTATAAAATTAAATCCAGATATTAAAAATCCAGATAGAATCAAACCTGGACAAAAAATAAAGACTAAATAATAAAGAGGTAACTATGCCATACACTGGTCAAAACATATTCAAAGTCGCAACAAAAGAATCAAGAGATAGAAGTCTTGGTATGATTGAACAGGTTCGTTCTGGTAGAAGTTTTCAAGTTCCAGAAATAAGAAATGCTAAAAATAAATCTTTAGAGAGAAGATTTGCAACATCACAACAAGTTCGTTCTGGTCAAACATTTCAAGTTCCTGAAGGATCTAATGCAAAATCGATATCAGCACAAAAAAGAATGGCGAAGTCAGAATTAGTTCGTTCTGGTCAATACTTCAGCGGAAATGCTTCTAGAAATTATTTTGAAAGAAATATGCAGAGCGTCCAAGCAAGAGCACAAAGAAACGCAGCACTACAAGGATAAATTATGCCTAATTATGGATTTATATGTGAAAAGTGTAATCATACGTTTGATTCTTTTTTGTCAGTCTCTGACAGAGAAAAACCTTTAAATGAACCTTGCCCAAGTTGTAAGAAAAAGAAAATAAAAAGAAATTATGATGATGTGAATGTTGCAGTTTCCTCAGATACAACAATGAGTGCAGATAAAGCAACAGGTGGAAGATGGAAACATCTAGTAGATAAAATTAAAAGAAAAACACCAAAAAGAGTTCATAAAAACTTAGATATAGCATCTGGGTTGTCTGGAAAACAATGGAGAGGATAATGAGCAGATCTAGCATATACGAAAACGTCTATAAAAGTATTAACGAATTTAAAGGATATAAAAAATTTCTTGATACTTACCTTCCAGATAAAGCATTGAATGCTGCTGAGTTAGCATCTGCTGGTGTGGGCGTTGGCGGTCTTGCTGCATCTGCAACTGGTGTTGGAGCAGCAGTTGGAGTTCCTGCTATGTTGGCATCAAGTGTTGCTGATCTAGGTTTAGCAGCAGCAAGAGCAGCAAGAGGTGAATGGGGTGCTGCTGGTCTAAATCTACTTGGAGCAATTCCAGTTGTTGGAGATATTGCTCAAGGTGGAAAGTTGGCAAAAGCAGGAGTTGAAGCAGCAGATGCTGCCACCGCAGTTAAAGGTTTCAAACAAGTAGAAACTCCAATGGTCACTCCAAGACCATCTCCAAAGACACCATCAAAACCAAGAACAACTCCTGGAAGAAAAGAAACAACAAAACCAATCGAAGAACCAGATGTTAGTACAATAACAAAAGGAACTGGAGTAAAACCAGCGACAAAACTTACCTCTGGTCTTGGCAGATTGGCAACCACTGGTGTTCCTGCTGGATCTAGAACTGCTAGAATATTATCAAGTCCAGTTACAAAAGGCGCACTTGCTGCTGGTGCTGGTGCTGCCGTAGGTAGTGGACTTGCAACATCTGTTGGTGATTCGGTTGGTGATGTTATCAGTAGCATACCAAAAGAAAGTTTACCAATACCAACACAAGCAGGAGATCCTGGATTTTATCAACTTGGATCATTTTCTTCAACTGATCCATCTTCATATGCAAAAAGTATTAGATCTGGTCAACCACAACAAGGAGAACGTGCAGGATATCATCCATTCTTTACAATGCCTACTGATGTTGCAATGCAATATAGAAGACGAAATGTAGGTCTTCCAGAATCAGTAGAATATAATACTAGAGATGTATTATATAAGAAAGCGTATAGTGCTGTAAACAGATACTTAAGATCTACTGAGGGAAGACAACTAAATAATCATATCTCTGATATTAAAAAAGGTGTTGCAGAATAATATTTCTGATGTTATAATATGTTTGTGATTGGAAATTTTAAACATAATTTTATCGAACTTCCTGACCAAGAAATTACACGAATAGATCGTGATAATTATAGAGCATATTCCACTCCTGAAGGATTATTTCCATCAGTTACTTCTGTCGTTGGATGGGAAAAGAATAAAAAGTTCGCAACCTGGAGAGAGAATAATAAAAAAGAATCTCAAAGAGTTTGTGATCGTGGTAATAACTTACACGAAAAGATAGAGTCTTACCTCCTCAACGAATCTGTCGATAATAAGTCAGATGAACTTTTTCAGTTGATAAAGAATGAACTTGATAAGATCAATAACATTCGAGCAATTGAAAAGACTCTGTGGGGAAAGAAAGTTGGTCTTGCTGGAAGAGTTGACTGTATTGCAGAATATGATAAAGAACTAGCGATCATCGACTTTAAAGCAAGTACATATCCGAAAAAGAAAGTTGATATTGATAACTACTTCTGCCAAGGAGCAGCATATTCTCTTCTATGGCAAGAAAGAACTGGCGAAAAGATCAATAAAATTGTTATATTGATGGTCAATGAACAAGGATTTGTTCAGGTTTTCAAGTCTGATGTTAAGTCCTGGATTGAACCTTTGAAAAATTGTATTGATACATATAAAAGAGAGGTAAATTTCAATGGCACTATCGATGAATGATGTAAACAGTAAAGGTTCATTTACATGGATACGTTGTAACGATGATGCTAGATCTGGGTATTTTAGAAATTTATTCTGTCAAAAATTTGGTGGATCTTTTACTAGGGTCGGCAGATACTACGAATGGTCACTTTCTGAAAATGAAATACAACTACCTGAAGATCCACAACCAGTAATCAATACTGAACCAAAAAAGACGTGGGTATTCAAAGATCCAGATGGAAATATTGTAAAAACGACAAACATTCAGCACTTCTGTAAGGAATACGAACTTACAAGATCTAGTCTGTATGAAGTGATATCTGGACAAAGAAATACCCACAAAGGATACTCCTTCATTGAAACGGTAATTGAATAACCCCCACATAGGGGGTTTTTCTTTTATAAATAAGTTATATGTCGAATGAAGAACCTTCAGATAATTTAAACCCTGTCATTGCTAACTTTCTTAATAATTTTATTAATGAAGAGGTATCCGCACAGACAAGGATGAAATTATCCAGAATTGCCAAAAGAACTGCTCCAAGAAGAAAAATTGTCAGAGCAATGAGGGCAAAGAAAAGAAGATCAATTCTTCAACTCAAGAAGAGAGCAAAAAATAGAATAAAAGATGTTCTAAGACATAAAGTTTCTGGTGGAAACTGGAAAAAGATGTCAATGTCTCAACGTGTTCAAATTGATCGAAATATCAATAAGAGAAAGAAGATCGTTGACAAGATGATTCAACGAGTCATGCCAGAAGTCATAAGAGGAGAATCTGACAGACTTCGAAACTTAAACTCTTCATTTGAACCAGACTATGTTGATTTTATCATTGAAGCAGAACAAAACAGAAGAGAACCAGACTCAAATCAAAAGAAAAGAAGAACAGAACAAAATAGAGAAAATAAAAGAAGACAAAGAGAAAGAGATGCTGTCAGAAAACAAGCAGGAGATACTGCTGGTTCTATAATGGTAATTAAAGAAAACGGCAAGATCAAGATCATAGATAAAGAGTCATACAATTCATCTAGACATGATGTAATCGTTCCAGCAGAAAAGGCAACTGTAGAAAATGTAAGAGAGTACTTACAAAATCCAGATTTTGAAAATACAACAACTTCAATCGAACTATTTGGAAAGATTACAAAATCAAAAACATCACAAAAGAAATCTAAAGGTGATTCAGAAAAAGAAAAAGGAAGTGAACCAGTGGAACAAGCACCACCTCCAATGATACCAGCGACTAAGAAAGCATCAAGAAATGATACTTTTGCTACTACACATGGTGCAGAAGAAATGGAAAATGGAATTGCATTTATCATCAATTCGATGCTTGGTTTAAGTCCAGAACAAATGGTAAGTTCTAAGTTATTGAGTGATCGTGAAGTCAAGATTGCTTCTGAGAATCAAAATCAATCATTCATGCCTTCATGTCAGAGAGCAGCACAAACTATAATGACACAGGTTGGTGGTTTGCTTGCAAAACAAACTGGAAGATCGAAGAGAGAATCAAAACTTTCTGAGATTGCTAAACAAAATGGGGTCAAAGATAAAACACCAAAGACTGATATAGTTTTCTTGGATCCAAATACAAAAGAACCAGTAATAAGAGCATCAGTAAAGGTTGGAAGTTCACAGTTTACTTCTGGTGGTCAAGCAGAAACAACTTCATTCTTACAATGGACCATGCAACAAGTCGGAGATCAACTTGGAGAATCTGAGACTAAAGAAATTAAAGATTTCATTGATTTTTTCAAGACAAATCTTTCAGGAAATCTAAGAACACAGTCTGGTCCAGTTTCACTGTTCCAAACTGGTGGGACAAAAGAAGGTGAACTCTCAATAGTAAATATTAGAGAGAAGTTACACACACAGGCAACTGAAATGTTGAACAGCATTTTAAATAAGAATAAAAAATTTGCAGCAACATTCATATACGCTCTTCTGACTGGATCTGGTAAGTTTGATGAAGAAAGTCCTTCAATTGCCACCCACGTCCTCAGTTTAAATCACGACGGAACTGATGCAAAACTTACACCAATCACAATTGAATATGCTGAAAAATTAGTAGGCAATGTCAATTTCCAATTAAGATTCAAGTCTTCTCCAGTTGCAACAAAAACTGAAAAACAAAGATGGAGAGAATTTAAAGCACATAAGGAAAGTATGGGTCAAAAGGTAACTCTAGAAGAAGACTGGAGATCTTATACTTTTAGATCAGTAATGAGTGCTATTAATATTATCACTGAAAAAAAGATCGTATTTAAGTTTATGAAGACTTTGATTGAAAAGGTAGACAAAGAAATGGAGCAGTCAATTGTTCCAGATCCAGAAACTCCTGAGCAAGCGAAACAATACTTGAAAGAAGCATTTGATTATATTGGAAATGATTACTTCAAACTTTATCAATTCTTTGAAGATAGTTTTGATTTCAATCTATCAGAACCAATAGTAGATTGGACTGATATTGCACAAAATCCAGGAACTCGTACAAATAGAGTTTATGTAAATGGTAAAGAGTTCCAAATTCCAGTAGAAAATCCTTATGATTATACTGAAGATGGATCAATGAAATCTCCTCTTGGAGAAGGTAGAAATTATAGAAAAGAATATGATAACTACCACTCAAAACCAGAACAAAGAAAGAATCGCAGTAAGAGAGTTCTCGCTCGTAGATTGATGATGAAACTTGGTAAAGTTAAAAAAGGTGATGGTAAAGATGTAGACCATAAAGATGGCAATCCAAAAAATAATGGAAAGCACAATCTGAGAGTCAGAGATAAATCTGAGAATAGAGCAGACAATGGACATTAAAGAAGACTTAAGAAGATGGTTTAAAGAAAAATGGACCTCTCAGAGTGGAGAAGAATGTGGATCTTATTCAGGAAAGGGTAGAGTCAAATGTAGACCATCTAAAAGAGTTTCTGACAAGAGTCCACAAACATGGGGAGAGATGGATAAATCTGAAAAAGAAAAAGCAGTAAGACTCAAACAATCTGCCCACAAGCAAGGTAAACAGTGGAGTTCTCATAAGTCTGGAAAAACTTGGGATGGACCAAAAAATAAATATAAACCTGGAAGGATCAAAGAAAACTTTATGAAAGACCTAATCATTCAAAAAATAATTTTAGAAAAAGCAAGAACGAGCGATTGTGGTTGTGGAGATCTTTCCGAAAACAAGAAACCATATAAAGGTTTTGTGAAAGGTAAGAATCATCCAGAGGGTGGTCTTTCTAGAGCAGAAGCAAAAAGACAAGGAATTCATGCTGGTATTGAAACTAAAGATGAAGCAAAAAGAAAAGGTGGTTTTGATAAACTATCTTCAAAGACGCAAGCAAGAAGAAAATCATTTTGTGCTCGTATGTGTGGAATGAAAAAGAGAAACACCAGCGCAAAGACCGCAAACGATCCAGATTCTAAGATCAATGCATCACTTCGTGTTTGGGGATGCCGCTGTGGTTCTATGAATGAATCAGTTTTTCCCCTTATGGAAGAAAATAAACCAACTAACCCAAAACTATGGTCAAGGGCAAAAGCATTAGCAAGAAAGAAGTTTGACGTTTATCCAAGTGCTTATGCTAATGGTTGGGCAGCAAAGTGGTATAAGAAACAGGGTGGTGGATGGCGAAAAGGCAAAAAATCAATCAGTGAGAATTTAAAATCAACTGTTGTTGATAACTATATCTTATTAAGATTATCTGAAGAAATAGTGAATCAATCAAATGCTGGAACCATGACAAAAGGTGAAATAAAAGAAAGAGATAAAACAAAGAAATCTCTTAAAAATGTCAAAGTTGTAAAGGCAGGAGATTCCTTAGAAAATGCTAAGTACAGACTTGCAACATTTATTCAGATGAAGAAGCGCGGAAAAGAGTCTGTCAGGAAGAAAAAGCACAAGGGAAAAAAGTATAAATAAAAAGAGAGAAATCCTATGAAAAACTTAACAGAAAACATTAGCGGATATGCAGATGGTTTTGGATTCGGTCAAGCACCAGAATATTATGGTGCATTGGGTCCAGTTGATGCAGAAACAGTTCAAGGAAAAGATAGATTAAATGCTCAAACTCCTGAAGGATTGCATAGAATCAATACTTTTATTGACGCTTTCTTTAAGAAAGTTACGCTCAATCCACAATATGAAGTTGCTCAACTCAAATCAAGACTTAATCATATAAATTTTGACTTTGAGTTCGATAGTCAAAAACCACTAGATCCAATTAATCACTTTGTTGTTACAACTGGAACTGAAGTATTTGGTGTCACCCCAACCACAGATCTATCTGTAGGATTTGACAGTGGAGAAGATCTTCCAAAATATGATTTAGAAATTCGTGTAATGCCTGTAGATGGTGGATTTAAATTAGAAGGTAAGATGACAGCAGGAAGTACTCCAATGGGAATGCAAGAAGAATCAGTCGATATCAATATTGTCAAGAGAAATAAGAGAATTGCACTTGTTAGAGAAATGTTAGAAAAAAACAAGGCAGAACAAGTAAGATACAGTGGATTAAGCAGACCTTCTTTTGAGTCTTCTGAATCTACGTCCAAGAAGAAGACTAAAAAATAAATTGATTTTTGTTTATAATGAAGGAAAGATTAAATCAAAATAATTTTATGATGTTTGCTATGAAGATGTATAGCAATCCTCTTTGTACTGGTATAGAAGAGTTCAAAGAGGATATTTTAAGAATAAAATATATCAAAAGATTATTATTGAAATATAAGAAGAATCATAAATTAAAAGACAGATTGATATTGAATCATATTATTATTCTTCAAAATGTTTTTGGTGCTGAAGCGTGTTCTCGAATATTATTCTACAAGTTAAATAAAGAGTTACACTCTCCACTCAAAACATTTTTAGATTATTTGCAGTATTTACCTCCAACTATTCCAGAAGTAAATTTATCAGAGATAGAGTTAGATCAAAAAATATTAAAAGTTTTAAGTAGGATAAAATGATTTCATTTCGACAATTATTAGATAAACTTTACCTAGAAGAAGAAATGACTGCTTCTAGTGGTGCTATATCTGGTATGGGATATAATATTGGTGGTCCTCCACCAGATGATGTTGCTGTGTCGAAAGAGGCACAAGCAAGTTATACCTCTGGAAATATGCAAAAAAGTTCACCTATATTAAGTGAACCTTTTAGAAGAAAAATAATAAAGAGATATAAAAGATAACTCCCCATTTCTGGGGAGTTTTTCTTAGTAACTATATCTATTATGTTCTTCATGAAAATCTGCATCATTGAATAATTTACGAACATGTGGATGTGCTGGATCTACTCCACTTCTTACTAAAAATCTTCCAATATCTCTTATACTTTCTGGATTTCTAAAACGTACATTTTGTGCCATATTAAGAAGTTCTGAATGTGCTTCTGGTGGAAGTTCGTGAAGATTATCTCGAATGACTGGATCATTTACATATTGATTTGATTGAGATATAGTTTCAGGATATGGCATATGTGATGCTAACGAAAGTTGTTTTCCAGAAGCACCAAATTCTTTTGCTTGAATTTTAGGAACCATGCTGGGATGTGCTCCCATTGAGGTTGAAACATTACTATGTGGTGCTATTGGGGTAGACCCTTTAACTAATCCAGACTGAACAGCAGCAGGGTCATCATATCCACCTGATGAAACTTCTGCTTCAGTTGGGAAATTAGCATATCGTTCTCCACCATATCCAAAATAATCATCTTCCCCTCGTCTACCCTCAAGAAGCATTTGAACTGATTTGACTAAATTTTTAAATTGTTCTCTTTGCATATTTTTACCCTAACATTATATATATTTGAAGGGATCTATGGCAAAAAATAAAAATAAAAAGGGTAACGAATCAAAAGAGTATTATTTTTGCACCCATGTCAATTCTGCTGGATACCAATTTGAACTACTTTTGACTGAAAAAGAGTTCGATGCTGCTGTCAAAAGATCAGAAATGAATCCAGAAGATATTCCTGAAGATTATATTGTTTTACAAGGAGTTAAAAAGAAATGCCAATAGAACTTCTGACACTTATAGGTGGATCTGCTACTGGATTCTTGTTTCGCTATATGGCAGAGAAACGCCAAGCAGAACAAGAAAACTTTAAAAGATTATTAGATTTAAATAATTTTAGCGAAAAGACTAGAGAGACTGCTGCTAAAAGAGTACCAATTGATGCTGGTAAAGCAGTACGACAAATCATTGTCTTGGCAGTCCTATTTGGCACGATAGCAGCACCATTCGTTCTTCCATTCTTTAATATACCCACTATAGTTGAAATAAATCAAACTCATCCAGAAATTCTATTTGGTCTAATTCCACAGACAACAGAGACTGTTTTTCAAACTGTAAATGGATATTTGTTTACCCAAGAGAATCGTCAGATTTTATTAGCAATTGTTGGATTCTATTTTGGTAGTGCTACAGCAGGAAATAAATCATGAAATATTTTTTAATTTTAATACTATGTGTATTAGCATCTTGTAAGTCAGTCTGTACAACAAGTATGATGCAAACATCTCCAGACGTTTTAAATAAAACTACAGAGACAATAATAGCAAAAGATACTACTGCTGATCTTTCAAAGGGAACACATCTCAAAACAGATCCTGATAAGAAAACAGAAGTAACATTAGAACACGATACAGTTGTTTTTGTAAAGGAGGATATCGTCAAAGATAAACCATTAGAGGTAATACTTCCAAAGAACACAACAATTATATTACCAGAAAATACTGACATTCAGACAAGTGATGTAACTAAAGTAAGTATAGAAGCACAAACTGAAGTTAAGTTACCTATAGGAACAGAAATAAAGATGAGCAGAATTAACTGGTATGCTCTATTATTTTATCTTGTTGTCATATTTGGTCTTGCGTGGTATTACCTTCAAGGTAGAAATGAAGATAAAAACGGAGATGGATTTGTAGATACTAAGAAAAAAACTAAGAAGTCTTAATCTGTAAATATAAACTTTTACAAATATAAAAAGCATCAATGATATCGGAAACTGGATTTCCGATATCTTTTTTGTTAGGAGTGATTATTTCTTGTAAAGGTATACCAACATCCTTTACAAAAGACTCATACATCATTTTTTTATCTGAATTGCCCTTTCCAGTTGCAAGTTTTTTGACTCTTGATGGTTCAATTATTTCAACAGGAATGGATGCTTGGTATAATTTATATTTTAATATTCCAGTATTTTCAGCAATGTGAAATACCCTTCCAGTAGCATTATATGCGTATCCTTCCAGTGCCACTTGTTCACATCCAAAGCAACTTTTTATTACCCAATCAGAAATTGAATCATATCTTTCACATTCTTCATCATATGGACTGAAAAGTTCTCCATGAATATTATTCATGAATTTTGTTGCATATTTTTTAGTATCTGTTAAAAAATAAAAATTACAGGATGAAAATTCAAACCGATAACTGGTATTGAATACGCATATCGCTGGTCCGTTTAAAGAATAGTCTATCCCTGCAATTATCATAATATATAAATATATAGTTAATTAAGGAGAAACAATGAGCGGATATAATCCAAACTATTTCGATAGAAAACTAGTAAATTCAATGAAAAATGCTATTTCACAAATAGTAGTTAAAGAACAATTTCCAGGAACTGCTGAAGGTCAACCAGGATTGGGTCTAGGTCAAATCTCTGATCTCGAATTACAAAAAAGAATGAGAAATAAGAAGAATACTTCTATTTTCAATAAGAATCCAAAGCAAAGTAAAGAATATTTGGAGTTAGAAGCAGAAGCAAATCGTAGAGCAGCAGCAAAATCACAAACTCAAACACCAGCACAAACTCAAGCACCCGCACCAACTACAACAACCGCTCCTGTATCAAGTGGTGGAGGAAAATCATTATTTGCTTCTAAATCAGCAATTCCTACTAATCAAGAAATAGCAGCATCACAAACCACTGCAAACAAAACAGGAATTCCAACTGCTCTTCCAACTAATGTTTCACCAGGAACACAAGGTATCACTGATATGGATGGAAAACCAATATCAGTTCAACCAACAACAAAACCCGAACCAAATCAAATGAGTAATGTTCCAGGAAAATCATTTACTGATAGATTTTCTACAGGTTTAGGTAATATAACGACTCCAATTGCACAAGTTCAAGCATTTGAAAAAGCAAAAAGAACAGCACAATTGCAAAACGTATCTCGTACTGGAGCATATTCTCCAAGCGATAATATGTCAAAAATTCGTGGTGAGTTGGCAGATATAGCAAGTTCTAGTTTTGACCAACCAATGTTCAATCCTCCTTCTGCAAAACCTGTAAAGGTAGAAGCACCAGCAGCATCACAACAAGAAATACAAGCAGCACAAAATGCTGCTCCCGCCCCAGCAAACTGGGCATCAAACTATGCAGCAAGAGTAGCAGCAGCAAGAGCAAAAGCGAAAAGATAAGTTTCAATTTAGAAAGCAACCCCCAGAAATGGGGGTTGTTTGTTTTATAAATATATTATTGGAGAAATTATGATTAACGAAAACATTGTTAATGATTATAAAAAACTTTTAGTTTCTGAAAGTGCTCTCGGAACTGCTGCTGGATGGTTAGGACGTTTTCTGGGAAGAGGAACAGGTAAAGCAATCAGAGTAGCAAAATCAACACCAGGAAAAGTAATCGGTGGTGGTCTTGTTGGTGCTGGTCTAGGATATGCTGGATATAAAGGATATCAAGCATTGTCGAGAGAAAATTCTCAACAAGTCTCTATTGGAAAAAATGAAGAAAAAAAGGCAAGAAAACAACAACTAAAGGCAATGCAAACTCGTCTTCGTCAAGAAATGTCAAACATTAGAACTGCTGGTGGAGATGGAGATGATGTTGCAATCAGGGCGCAAGCAATAAAGAATTTGAGTGCAGATCAGGACTTTGTTGGACAAGCAAATGAACTTGGATACAGTGTAGGTAAAGTAGGTGGTTCTGAAAGTGGAATGTTTGGTTACAGACACGAAACTGGTGCTGCTGCTGAAAAAGCAAGAAAAGAATCAGAACAAAGACTTCGCCAACTCAATCCAATAACTCCAGAAATGCAAGCACAAGCAGCAGCAAATAAAGCAGCGATTGCAGCAGCAAGAGAAATCGACAGAAATCCACCACGCCAAGAGTCTAGAGCAACCCACTATGGTAGATTAGCACAACGAGGTGTTAATATATTCAAGGAACCTAGATCTGTAGACGATCAATTATTAAGACAAGCAGCAGAGCGTGATATTGAGAGAGAAGGTCCGCTGACTGGATATAAAAATCGTGTAGAGGTTATGAAAGGAATGGAAGAAAGAGGATTTGAAATTGGTGGTGGTGACGATTACGCATTATTCAAAGAAAAAGAAGCAGCAAAGAAAGAAGCAAATAAAGAACTAGAAAGACTCACCGCACAGTATGGAGATCAACCAATTCCACAACAAGAAGTAGATGCTGTAATGCAAAAAAGAAATAAAACTGTTGATTTTGTAGATAAAACAATGGGTAGAATAAATCCAAGAACTAAGATTAGAAGATAAAATATTAAATATATCATGAAAAGAAACAACCCCCATTTCTGGGGGTTGTTTTTATTTATCCTTTTGGAACTGAGTTGTAACAGTCTAATACTTTCACACCAGTTCTTTCATATCCACCATCTATCTTTGTCCATCCTCTTCTTGGATCTTCAAAATCACTAAAATTTGACCAATGAAGATCGCAACCAGTTAGGATGACATCTTCATGGTTCTTCTTTTCCCAACCTTCTTCGTCACCACCAAAGAAAATCTTTTGATATGCTAATTGAACATTTGTTAGAAGAACATGTTTAATTTTATTATTAAGTTGTGAATATGGAGGACCACCACCATTAACATATCCCTTATATGGTCTTGGTATATGTTGTATTACACAATTAACAAACGCACAATTCCAAAGAGCGGTTTGCTCATGGATATTTGGATCAAATGGTGGAAGACTTGAAACTGGAACATCTACCATTCGGCAGAAAATACCCTGAACTGACTCAAGTTTTGTTGCTGTTACTCCGTAGAAAATAACATTTGTCTTATCTCCCCATGCCTGATATAGATCGCTATGCTTATCTGTTAAATACCCAGCAAATTCATCGACTGAGCAGTTATAGATTCCATGTGCCATAGAAAAAGCATCTCCCCAGATACGCTTAACTATACAATTTCTTGCCATTGGACTTCCACCAAATCCCTGACAATAAAGTTCTTGATGGCAATCTGTATAGCAAGCACCATCCCTGTGCCATGCTGCATCTGTTCCCTTCGCGCTGATAGGAATTGATGGATCTGGTGGACCATGCTTCGCAATACCATCTGCCCACCACGCTTCTGAACTTGGTGAGTAAAACTTACAGTTGTGCCACCATAGGTTTGAAGCATTGGTAGCATAGTTTGATCTACCAATATCAACCATCAAGTTTTCAAACTTGATTTTATTAAATGTTCTAAAAGCACCTTGAGAGAATAGAATCGTGTCATTCATTCCTTTACCACGAACAATGACCCAATTTCCAAGTCCTTGCTTTGGTTTTGGTTTTACAGATGGCAAAGTCAATTCGTGCTCTCCAGAACTTAGCTCAATCACATCTCCATAGTTTGCAACTGAAAATGCTTTTGCGATTGTCTTGAATGGAGCAGAAATACCATCGTTTGAATCAGAACCATTTTGATCTACAGTATATACTTTTTCTGGAGTCCATTTCTTCTGTAAGCAAATAGAGTGAAACCCATCTCGGTAGTTGTCTATTGTACGGGGATCTTTCAGTTCAACGATTGTTCCATCATTTGCCACAACAGTTGCCTGAACTTCTACAATCTTTCCTTCTGAAAGGGGAGAGAAATCAAAATCAAAAGAATATTCTTCAATTTTTGTTTTTTGATTTGCTCTTGATTCTGTAACTACAACTTCATATTGTTCACCAAATTGGGAAAGAACCAAACTTAAATCGGTGGCATCTACCTTTCCATCTCCATTCTGATCACCTTCTGTTGTAATCTTTCCAAAATTAGAAAGAACCAAACTTAGATCTGCTGGACCTTTATTGCCTATATCAATCTTATATCTAACTTCCTTGATTCCATCCTTATGAAAAGAAACAACACCTATTTGTTCTAATCCATCGACGGTTTCCCAAGGAACTCTTGCCCATCTCGCTACTGGTCTTAGTTCGTGCATAATGTCTCCTTTATAATATTTATAAAGAAACAACCCCCATTTCTGGAGGTTGTCGGACCTGAGATGCTATCTCAAGTGGGGTATGTTATATATTTATATTAGCGACGACGGCGACCCATCAGACCCGCCATACCAAGAAGAGCAATTGCCCCAGGAGCAGGAGCGGAAAGCACAAACGCACCCCCTGCGGTATTACCGATGAATGTAGGAAGTGGTCGCCAATCACCCCACTTATTCTGTCCATTTTCATCAGTAAACCAGAAGTCTTGAACATTCTGACCCTGCGACCAAACAAATTGATCACCAGCAGCATCATTGAGTTGTGCTCCAATGTTCATAAAGTATGAACCTGAAGTAATCTGGAATGAAATTGGAACATAAAACTCATAGATTGCTTGACCAAAGAAATAGTTTCTCCAGTTGCAGTTGCTGTAATATTTTCCAAATCAATAATTTGATTTGTAACTTGTGTTTCAAAGTCTGTATTCCAAACAACGATCTGGAAACAATCAACATTTGAAAGACCCTGACCATTGAAACCATTCATAGAACCCCACCACTTCAATGAAGAAGTTGTGTATGAATCCTCAAGTTCAAATCCCTGAGCACCACTCTGTGCATAAGTATATGCACCCTTTGATTCAAATGCATCAGAATAGAATCCAACAGTATCAACTACTGGATTGTTAACAACGATGAAATCTGCCATTGCCTCAGCACCAAACATTACGGTTGCTACGATACTTGCCATTACGTTCTTAATCATATTTTTCTCCATGATCCCCCAACGAGGGGGAGTTTTTAGTATTATACCATAATTATATTTATTGTCAAGTTGTAAGATCCACCAATTCACACTTATCACCAGAGCAAGCAAATGTCTGCGAACTTGCGGTCGTGTCAGTCTTTTCATAATTCTTGAGAAGTGACCAATCTACATTTTTAGGCATTTCTACAAGCAAAGCAGTATATGCAATCTTGGTGCATTCCTGATATGGTGCTTGACGATATGAGTGATCGGAGTGTGGTAAGAAGGAAATACCACTAATCTCATCAAAGTGCTTATATACCCATGCACCAACTTCCATCCATTCATGTTCACGAACAGTTATCGTGATTGATGGTTTATGCTCACACCAATGGCGTTGATATGTCAACCACAATTCAAGATGTTCGATTGCAGTCAAATCATTACGAGTAATTGAACCAACTGCCTTCATTGGGAATGAGAATACCATCGTATGATCTGGTTTCATTACGCATGGTTCTGCGGGGAATCCAAGATCAATCATCATCTGACACAATGGATCCTTGCGATCTGCACGAACTGTACGAATATAATATTCACTGTGACGAGCATGAATACCAGACGCAGCATCAGTCAATTGACTAACTGTTCCCGAAGGCTTTACACATGTAATAGCAGCAGCAGGATTTATACCAAGTTTATCAGACCATTCCTTGTTTGCATCAATTGCTACTTTCTTAAGATCTTCTAGAACACCAGACAACAAACGATGATCCTTACTACCCATAAGAGGATTGTCTAGAATTCCTGTCATTGATACACCGAGCAATGCTTCCTCCTGACAATTCTTTTTCCATTCTGATGAAAGGTATGGGAAATGTGTGAGTGATGCTTGCCATGTACCAAGAATAGATGCGAGTCTAACCTTACGTGCAATGGTATCTTGAGTATCTTCTGTTCGAATAATAACTTCAGTCAGATTACAGAATTGACGATCACGCAAAATAATTTCTGAGCATGGATTTGTTCCAAACTCGTAAGAAGAATCACGACGTTCTCCTAACTTTGCTACAGTCTTCTGTGCTGCCGAACGGTTAAAGATTCCTCGTTCTCCGCTCTTAGACTTATAGAGTGAAACCCACTCATCCATGAAAATACCAATCTCTGGTTTTTCCTTGTATGCAACTGAGTTATTTGCAAGTGCGCGTTGTGGATTCTCATTCCACCATGCACCAGACTTTGCATCTCTCATTCTTTCGTCTGTGAGATTTGATAGGCTAATAAGAGCAGATCTACGGACTCCTCCGACCACGACAATTTCTGCAATCTTACATACGATGTCGTGACATTCGATTGAGGTGAGTTTTCTTCCTGCTGCTCTCTTAAAAGTATCACAGGTGAATTTAAAAAGATCTTCGAGGGGTCTTGGTCCACTTGCTCGCCCACCGAAAGTTTTGAGTCTCGCCCCAGCAGGACGAACTTTTGATACATCCCACTTTGGAATTTGACCTCCAATGAGTAGGGAGATAAGTTCTTTATATGCTTTAGACCAACCAGCCTTGCTATCTTCCACGATGATCGTGGTATCGCTAGGATTAAAGTGTTCAGCGATTGTAGGAAGTTTTTCAACATATTGTCTCTCCACAGAGAATCCAACACCAGTTCCACACATCAGAATGTATAGAATTTCATCAAATGCTCTCACACGATTTACTGCAACATACGAACAATTATATCCTGCTGTATTGTCACGACGAAGTGCCTCACCAGCAGTCATTAACGCTCTCATGCTTGGCATGATCTCAAGATTGAGAACAGCATTCTCAAGTTCAGAACGAAGTTCTGGAGAAACAACGTAATTATTATGTTCTTTGAGTTGAACTTCAAAGAAATCAAAATAACGCTTAACAGTCTCTTCCCATGTTTCTCGACGCTTTTCCTTCTCAATCCAACGAGCATATCTTGATGTGTGTATAAATTTTTGATAATCTGAAGGTAATTCTTTCATTCTTACTCCTTATTGAAAGTGGCATTTTATGTATTCGATGTAAGGACACTCCAGGATTCAGGAAATAGCGATTCAATAATTTCACCTATTGATTTTGCATATTGTTGAACTTCCCATTGTGCATGTGGATCAATTCTTTGCTTATAAACACGTGCGTATGCTGGAAGAGATCCTGTCCACCACCACTCTGTATAAACTCCCTGCGGTAAAATAAATCTTGCTTGCTCTGGTGCTACTCCTGCATCTAGCAAGTCATTATACGCTTCAATAGCGGATTCAGCAGAATCACGATAGATCTTGTCGATTGTAAGTTTTACCTTTGGATCTTGAATAAAATCTTCTGATCCTTGCTTTGCTCCATTCGTTGGTTTACCACGAAAGAATGGATAATAAAGATCTGGTTCGTATGAAACATATCTGCGAGAGATTTCATTCTCCGTAAATCCAACCTTGTGCTTAAAAAGTTGTGTACGAATTGAAATCGGTGCTTTGATTCGCAAAGTAATAGATGTATGCGCGAATGGAGTCCAGTGATTATGATCTGCGAGATACTTGACTAATTTGGAATCTTTAACGGAAAGAACATGTCCAGTATCCCATTCGCTTTCTTTATTAAACGAGACTCTGGCAGCATTAACAATAGTCAGATCAGTACCCATATGATCGACATATTCAACATAACCAGAATCAAGAACTGTAATTCTTTCAGTTTTCATTTTTAAATTCCTTATACAAATCACTATTTTCATTGAAATACTTCAAGATAAGATTTTCAATCATCTCAATAAATTTCGAATCATCTTTGATGTACTTGCAAACATTTACAAAATTTCTCCAATCGTCAACATCAAAACTGTCATAATCAAGTTCATTTGCATGTCGTTTAAAATTCTCAAGATAATTCTTCATTCCTAGCATATCATCGCTGGTAGTCTTATTCTTTTTCATCCATGCTTCCTTTGCATCTTCGATATTGCCTACCTTGGCAACAAACTTATCAAACGAAATAGACTTGGTTTCCAAAACTGCTAAAAGTTCGCTGAGGAACTTCTTATTATCATCATGCCAATAATCAAACTGCATACCCTCAACATTGGTATATGTCTTTGCATAATCTACTGCCCTAAAGAAAAGATCAGAATCTTGTTCTCGCACATATTCGCTAAACTTCATATGAAATTCGGCAACTGCGTTCAGAAGTAGATAATTTTCCTTTGAAATCTTCATTAACATTTTCTCCATGAATTAAAATTTAAAAGTGCTGATGCACCACGATATGTGTGATTGTCTATGATATCAGGAACATTTATTCCTGACAAGACCATATCATTTATATCTTTTTGTTTAATATTAGATGGAAATATACAAACTTTTTCGTTTCTTTGTATAAGTTCTGACATAATGTCTACAATTTGTTTATTTCTAGGTTCATTATCCAGAATGAACACAAGATCTTGTTTTTGAAACTTTTCTCTAATTTCTAGAAAATTTCCTGAACCCAAGCAAGCGATTCCATTGGCAACGAATAGACTGTCAATTGGACCCTCTACGACGAGAATACGCTTGCTTTTATCCACACGATCTTGACCATAAATTAGTTTAATATTTTCAGTCTTTTTGAGTGTGATATATTTTGGTTTAGCATTCTTGATGGTTCTACCCTGAACACCAATACACTGATTGTGCTCATCAAAAATTGGAATTATAATTCGAGAATCATCCATAAGTTCATAATCTGGATTAAATTCTTTTGCAAATCTTGCAAACGATTCAACGTATCCAATTTTAGAATTTAGATATGGAATCTTTCGATTTTCAATAAATTGTCTTGCTTCGTGATTCTCTGGTAAATCTTTAATCAGAGTATATTCTGGAATCGAAGAAGTAATAGAAACTACTGGTGAAGTAAACTCAAGTTCTTTACGAGTATCGTCTTTGAACTTTTCAAGACAATATTGCTGAAAAAGACTTGGAGATACAATTTCTAAAAATTTATAAACATTAAATGATATACCACAATTATGGCACTTAAAAAAGAAAGAATCATCTGAACTAAAGAAATAACCTCTTGCCTTTGTTTTACTTACTGTGGAATCGCCACAGATTGGACATCTACAGTTTGCAAGTGTATTCTTCTTCCATTTGAACTTCTCAAGAGAATTGGAAACTAGATTGATGTATTTCTTATCAAGATAAAGTGACATTAGAATTTCCAATCATCCATTTTCGTTTTCTTTTGAGTTGGAGTAGTTGGAATTACTGTATTTGATTGTGATTGAATATCTGTAAGTTTCATCTTTGCACGATTGATACTTAACAAGAATTTACGATTCACAGCAGTATCATTATAACGATTTTTCAATTGCTTGACCATGATTTGATTTTGCTCTGCAAGTTCTTCTGTAGAGATAAGAGCAAACATAAAGTCAGCAGTTGCGGGAAGACCGAACGATTCTGAAGTATCTTCAAGACCTACATCTGAATTGGAATAACCAGAGCGAGTAGTCTGGGTAGCACTAAACAAAGGTACACCATACTCTACAGCAAGACCTCTCAACTCTTCTGCAATGGATTTAATGTAAGTATAAGAATTGATATTGTTTCCATTTTTCAGACGAGCAGATGCACAGATGTTCAAATAGTCAATAAAGATTACGTCTGGTTTAAACTTTCTCTTCAACCAAAGTTCATCCAACAAGAATCTAAAATGATTTACATTAGCAGTTGCAGTTGGATATTCTTTGATGATAAGTTTACCTGTGACTCCAGATGAAAGATTTTCCATTCTCTTTTCATATACAGTCTTTGGAAGTTCTTTCAGATTGTCAAGAGTAATATCAAGAAGATTTGCATCAATTCTTTCTGCAATTCTTTCTTCTGCCATTTCACACGTAATATACAGAACATTGGCGTTCTGCTTCAGACAATTTGCAGCATGGTGACATAAGAAAAGAGACTTTCCTACGCCAGTTCCTGCCATTACGATATTGAGAGTCTTTGACGGAGTTCCACCGTTTGTGATTTGATTAAAGTAATCCAAATCGAATGGAACCTTCTTTTCTACTGTATGGTAGAAATCATATCGCTTTTCATAGTCTTCAATGTAATCGTGACCAATATGAACATCAAAAGATACTGCTAATGCTTTCGATAGAATATCAGGAATAGATCCCTGTGCTTGTTGAGATTTTCCATCAATAATTTGAATGGATTCCATGATCGCATTGTAGACCGCTTTCTCTTTGCAGAATGTTTCCGTTTCATTGAACAACCATTCATTGTCACACGACTCTTGATTATGCGATATTTCCTCAACGATTTGTGAGACACGCTTCAGTTCCTCTTGTGTGATTGATTTGTTCTTATCAAGAATGATATACAACGCTTCCTTGGTTGGAAGGTTATTGTATTTCTGAATAAACTCATGAATAGTTTCAAAAACAAATCGTATTGCACGATCATGAAAATACTCCCTCTTGAGGAAGGGAGTAACTTTTCGTGAATATGTTTCGTTTCTTAAGAGATTATGCAGTATCAGTTTTTCAATATCAGTCATGATTCCTCGACTTCAGTTTTGGTTTCTCCACCATAACTGAACTCATTATACACCGCCTCATTGATTTGGTCAAGAACATCCTTCGTGAAATACTTTTCAGGATTATCATAGATGGTCTTTTCAAATGCTTTCGATCCATCAGGAAGTTCAATTCGTGTAGAATTTTTCTTGAAGATTCCAGCACTAACAGCAATATCTACAAGACCATAATACGGATCTAATCCGCTGTCATAATTTAGACGAACATCAATCTGCTTATTTTCTTTTGTAAATCTACCCTTGTAGAGTTTACAGTGAATAATATTTCCAACTACTTGTCCATCAGCATTCTTATCTTTCTTCTTGGATAGATACACGATTGTTGATGCAGCATACTTTAGACCAGTACCACCACCCATCTCTGACATTGGAACATATGCACCAACAACTTGATATGTGTGGTTTGTCATAATCATTGGAATCTTTGCAATTCCAAGTTTAACTGTAAGAACTCTGAATGTTGACTTGATAATTTGTGCGCGAGTCATGTCTCGCGTTTCCTTACCTTCAGCAGTATCATTCATTTCCTTGGAAGTTGACAACATGCCAAGAGAATCTAGAACCACCATCGTTGGTTTCTGATCTTCCTTCGGCAATGCAAGATACTTATCAACAATCGTAATTGCCTGATGCCTGAACTCTTCAATTGTCGATACTGGAAATACTCCGACTCGCTTAGGATCAATTCCACGATTCTTAAACATCTCAGATGTTACTGCTTGTTCAGAATCAAAATATAAAACTACTGCCTCTGGATTATCTCTCAGAAACTTAGAAACAATTCCTAAAGTGAAATAAGTTTTACCTGTTGAAGATTCTCCTGCTAGTGCAAGAATCTTATTGTTTGGAAGTCCACCGTAAATATCGGCAGAAAGAAGTCCATTCAACATGTAGCATCCAGTATCTACAAATCCACCTACATCTGATCCATCCAATCCATCAGATACAAGTGAAGCGTATTTGTTTCCAGATGATTTAACCATTGACGATAAGAAGTCACTCATAATATTCCTTTCAACCAAATAATGATTCTAGTGTATGCTTTTTCTCCGCACTCCATCCTATAGTATCTAGAATGGTAGTCAACGGATCAATAAAAGATTTTTCAAATTGTGTTTTATAATCAATAAAATTATCAAGACCAAATTCCTTTGGAAGAACATTTGGGAATGCTATTACTTGCATGTCTCCACGAATATCAAGGAATGGATTTGGTTTCTTAAGATGGAGATATTTTATCTTATCTCCTTCAATAATTTTCTTATACTTTTTAGTCAGTTTAAATTTTTCCAAATAATGATTATAAATCAATGATCCTTTCACATGCATGGGAGTTGATTTTCTATAGATCTGTGTTTTATCGAAATAGTCTCCCATTCCATTCACACTTCTTGGAAATGCAATATCTTCTGGAGTTAGTTGATTAAATTCATTTCTACAATTTTCAACAAACGAGATCATCTCTGATTCGGTTCCATTCATTGTGATATGAATTGCTTCCTTTAGAAGTTTACGAATACATTCAGGTGTTGAACTACGTGTTGTTTCAATACCCATGATTTTGAGTTTTGATTCTGAATATCTGACTCCTTCAGAATCCCAAACATTCAACATATATCTTTTCTTCGCAGTCCAAATACCTTTGTTAGCAATTACTTCTCTCTCCATGTGCATCTTATTTTCATATGCGTTCATGGTTTCTGCCAGTTGTTTAAACTTCTTATCAATAAATGGAAGAATGATATCCTTTGAAGTATTGTCCAAAGCATCTACAATCTTTTTAGTATTTTCATTCTTATCTTTATAGATTTTATCTACAAGTTTTTCTAGACGTAGATAAATCGAATCTGTATCAGAGGCAATTACATAATCATAATCTTCAGTTCCAATAATCTTATTCAAATAAGAATTGATTTCTTGACCAATCCATTGAATAGATAATTGTCCTGATAAAGTAATCGCTTCTGCAAGTTCAGTGGAATAATATCTAAAATATTCATTTCCGATTGCACCGTAAGCAGAATTCAGTTGAATCTTTCTTACAAGTTGAAAGTTATGATACTTCGAAATATCATTTTCTGTTTGATGCTTTAAATATAGAAGTTGTTCATCAGATAAAGATTTCAAATTCATTTATATTAACCAAGTTCTGAAATAATAACTGTAATTCCTGTTAAAGATATAGATGAACCACCTTCAGTTTTATTTTGTACACTAACAATATCATAATTTATATCAGTAGTACTAATTGCTCCAAATTTTAGTGTATCATTATTTGAAAAAGTTTCACTCAAAGTATATAATCCAGCACCATCTCCAGATTTAGTCGGTCTAGTATTTGTAGAAATTGTATCTATTAAGATATCATTTTTATAAACTTTCAATGAACTTGTTGCTGCATAAACTGCATTTCCTCCAGATGTAGTATTTTCAAATGATAATCTAATTTCAATTGGAGCATTTATTCCTGAAATTATTTGATTTGAATTGAATGCTTCTACACCATAATTAAGACCATTTATATCTCCCCATTCTCTTTGAGTTGCAGTATAGTCTGGAACAAATGTATTCTTTCTATTTGTTCTACCTCCACCACTTGCATCAGAACTAAAATTTGCAGATGATATCATCGTACCAAGTTGCTGTTCCGTGATTGTAACACCTGTGTTAATATCTTCCCAAAGATTCTTTTGGTTTCTTTTGAAGACTCTACCATCCATAAGTTGAATTACGCTACCAGTTGGTCGAAAGTTATTGTACATTTAAGATTCCTTTGCCATTTACCATCTAAAATTATACCATAGTCTGTCAAGTTTTCTTCTGTGAATTTTGAAACGCTATAACATTCACTAATTTTCATTTTATGTCGTATACTATTTAGGTAGTCACATTCTGCTACTGCATCTGACTTCTTTTTAAAAAGAAGAGTACCCTTGCGGGGTTCTCCCGAAGGGTCTTTCATGTTATCCATCACAAAATTGTCTTTATCAGTAACTATTCCATACATTATATTAATCCATTCTCCTCATCGAAACGAGTGATCGCTTCCAGAGCATATTTGCTTACTTGACTGCGAAGTTCCACAATCTCAGCATATGCCTCTGAAATTGTACGAATTACATCAGGTGGCAGATCTTGCCTCTTGCTCAGAACGCGAAGTTCATAGGCAATGTCTTTATCGTCATTATCTTTATTCATTTCTACTTTCCCTGTTTATTCTCAAGTCGGCGCAGACGAAGATCTACTAAGACAAATACGAAGGCGATAATAAAGAAACCAATGGTTATGAGATCAAGCATTTTACTTCCTCCGTCGATTAGTTGAAATACCAGCAATCGCAAGCAGGGCAAGTGCCGATGGTACAGGAACCACCGTGTAGTTGAGATTGTCGATAGCGAGATGAGAACTAAATGTATTGGTGTAGATTTTGATCTCTGTGATGTTGTTAAGCGGACCAGGATATGTCGAGGAGATGTTTAGTTTTACCCGCTGTGCTGCTGTGAGTTGT